TTTTGTGACATACTCTTTTGCAATCTCTTCACGTGTTTTATTAATGAGTATGTCTTGTCTTTTAAGCTCTGAAGAGTTTTGTCTAATCTGAAACCAGATAGGAGCTAACACTAAAGTTATTAAAACATTCCAAACAATGTAAGGTGATACCATTTCCATTTTAAAGTCCTTTAAAGTATGCTGGTAATCCTATCATGGGTCTACCGTCAAATTTATTTTGTTTAGCATCTTTACCACTTGCATCGTTGTAGTGTAAAAATACCTGTCCACAATCTTCACCTTCAAAAGGTGTTCTCCAATGTTCTAAATCACAACCACGATACATTAACATATCACCGGCTTCAAGTTTAACCTCTATTCCGTCTTTACCTTTTTCACCTGATGGTTCTAAAAAGATTGACCAATCATCACCACCTAAATTTAAAGTAGTAGATATTTCACAAGAGTATCTATCTTTGTGTCTTTTTAACTCATCACCTTTTTTATAAATTCTAGCGTATGAATATGTTTCAGTCAGTTTAATTTCTGCTTGTTCTTCCATTACAGGTTTTACTTTTTGTAATAAAGTTTCCATTACGATATCACTATAATGTGAATACGTTTCAGGTATTTGTGTATCATTCCAAACTCCAAAGTATTCAGTAAACTGTGAAAGATATTTTTCATCAAATAAATATCTTGCTACTTTTCTTTTATTTAAAAAGTATTGATAACAAAAATCTGCTAGTTCTTTTGATACAACACCTTTAATTACTTGGTATTTATCTTTTTTAAAACTCATCTAAATGGGTATCCTAAATTCCAACATACTAAAGAGTGTCGTATTCCTTTGGTTACTGGTTTGACTCTATGCCAAACAAAAGAAGGAAAAACTATAACACTACCTTTTTTTCTAATTTCTTCACATACTCTTGGTTGTGATGCTTCATCTTCGTTTCTAAAATCAAACTCTAAATCACCACCTTCGTATTCTTCAGGGTCGGTTAGTGATACAGTCATACTAAGTTTTCTTATCTTACTGTGTTTTTCTGGTGCTTCTGGTTCGTTAAAAGGTTCAGTATATGAATCACAATGCCAGTCATAGTATTGACCTTTTTTGTATTCAGTAAACTGACAAGCTTCTGACCAATCCCATTCAAAATTCCATTCAGCATTTGCATTTGCTTGATATATGTAAGGTTGTATTTCTTTGTATATCCACTTATCAGACATCCATACCACATCAGACTTTCTTTTCTTTTGAATATTTTTAAGTTCTGAATTGGTTAAATTATCTTTATTAGCAGCACCTGTAAGAGCCGTTTCTTTGTCTTGCTCTTTACCATAACGAACAATATCATCACATATTCTTTCGGGTATAACTGACTGGAAGTACCAGTAATAATATTTTAGATTCATAAATTAAAAATATATTTTAATTATACCCAATCATCGGTTTTAACTTGTCTATAGACTTGTCTTAAATCCCAACAACTTGATGCTGCTTTAGTCGCTGGTTCTTTAATTATAACAACACCTGAACCACCTGATTTTGCAACTTGGTTACTAGGTGCTATGTATGCACCTCCACCACCACCACCGCCTTTATTGGCTGTTCCATTAGAGCCTGTAGTTGCACCTGTGCATGAACCATCTCCGCCACCGCCATTACCACCTGCTGAGTTAGTGCTTTGAGCAGTAGCTCCACCTGCTCCGCCACCACCACCTGCGTAAAAAACAGCAGAACCAGTTATTGAATTTGGTGAGCCTACGCCACCTGCTCCATTTGCAGTATTGTCTGTGCCTGTAGAAGCACTACCTGCTCCTCCTGCACCACCGCCACCTGCTCCTCTGAAAACATCGCCACCTAAAGGAGTACCACTACCTGCTCCTCCTGCATTACCTTGTCCTGCTGGAGATGCTGAACCACCTGAAGTTGAAAATCTACCTGCACCGCCACCACCTGAACCTCCGCTAAGACCATCTTCACTGTCACCTGCTCCACCACCTCCACCACCTGTAGAAGTAATAGAACCCGCAGCTAAAACTGAGTTACTTCCGTTTGTTCCATTGCCTGCTCCACCAGTAAAACTACCGCCAGTAGCAACACCGCCTGCACCACCTGCTCCTATTGTTACTGCATAACCAGTGCTGCCACTTACTGGTGTTGGAGTTCCGCCAAAATTAGTTTTTAATCCACCTGCTCCTCCGCCACCACCGAAACGAGAGCCACCACCTGCACCACCTGCTACAACTAAGTATTCAAGTTCAGTTGTTATTGCTCCTGTAGTTAAAGTTCCACTAGAGTTAAAAGTGGTTATTTGTTCTGCTTGATTTGTTACTGTTTGTGCTGATCCTATTAATCTTGGCATATTACACCCATGTTCCTGCTTTTACATTTTCATAAACTGCACCTATACTCCACATACCTGATGCAGTAGTTACTGCGTTTTCTCTTACAATTACAACGCCTGAACCACCATCTCCTCCATGTCGTTCAGGAAAATTATAACTTGAACCACCGCCACCACCACCTGTATTAGCTGTTCCAGCTACACCAGTTCCAGTAGGACCAGCACCACCTGCTCCTCCGCCACCAGCACCGCCTGATGATTGTGTTGCAGGAAAAAATCCTCCACCACCGCCACCACCTCCTCTTGTGACATCTGAGCCTGAAATTGTTGAAGGTGAACCTGCTCCGCCATTACCACCACCATCAGCAGAACCATCTGCTCCAGCAGCACTAGCACCACCACCACCACCTGAATCTTCTTCGCCCGGTACTCCAGCAGCAGTAGCACCTGCTCCACCAGCATTACCCTGTGGAGGACTTGTGGGAGGAGTATTACCTGCACCACCTCCAGCATTAAAATAGCCACCACCACCTGAACCACCTGACCTACCAGATTTTGATGTTCCTGCGGGGTCAGGGTTATTTCCTCTACCTCCGCCACCACCTGCTGTAGATGTTAGTGGAGAACTTGCACCAAAAACTGTGTTATTACCATCTGCTCCTCTTGTAACAGAGGTTGCTCCTGTGCCACCTGCTCCTATAGTTACAGGCACATCACTTGTTGGTATTGGATGGTCTGATATTTCTCGATAACCACCTGCACCACCACCTCCGCCAAGCTGTCCTGCACCACCACCACCGCCAGCAATAATAAGAATATCTGCTTTGCTAGATGCTGCTTGTGCTGTAAAAGTACCGCTTGAATTAAATGTAGAGGTTCTTGCAGCTTGAGTTGCAGTTGGGTTATCTACGCCTATAATTCCACCATTAAGGTCAGCCACGATTAAACCTCATTCCATTGAGTATTAGTAGCATCCCATTCGTAGTTAGTTATAGTTTCTCCATCATCACCTGTATAGGTTTTACCCAACCATTTTTGATTATCTTCATCCCAAGATATTAAAACAAGATTAGAACTTATTTCTGTAACACTTGGATAAGTAACTGGTGCTTGCCAATCATCATTGCTATCTAAAGACCAAGAAACAAAAGGCTTTATAGAAATAAATTTATTTTTAGATGCGTTATAAGTATAACCAACACCTGCGTATTGTTTTCTAAAATTGTTATTGTATGAAGTTTGTTTCCAACTTGCTCCGCTTGTTGAATGTGGAACAACAGATGCTACAAATGTTTCTGCATCTGCGTGTAAATCTCCACCGTTGGAATCTACATCTTCATTAGATATTACGATTACTCGTAATACTTCATTACTTGAGTTAAGTTCTGCAAAATGAGCCATTGTTAAATATCTCCTAAAATTAAGCGTCGTCTAGTTCTTCGTAGCTAATAGTGTAAGTTAAGTCTGAGTTTGCACTTGCACCACCTTCTAAGATGTCTCCTTCTTCAAGATAAATACTTGAGTTTTTATCTATTAAAACAAGAGTAGCATCTGCTGGAACAGCAATTGTTGATGCAAACAAAACTACTGAGCCACCACTTTTAATGATGCCCATTGTTACAGTAGCAGAGTTTGTACCATCAATATTAGCTACAATAATGCTGTTTACTTTTAATAATTTATTACTTGCACAAGTTAATAAATCAGTTGTTGTAGTAGTAGTTAAAGCTCCGTTTATACTATTCCCGTATATGGAAGTTACTGCTACTAAGTTAGGGTTTGCCATTTTCTTCTCCTATATTATCCAAAGACTAAAGCCATAGCAATAGCTTTACCTGTTGTAGCTTTTGTATCAAGCTGGGTTTGTATGTTGGAAGTTACTCCATCACTAAAGTTTAATTCTGCTGCTGTGGATGTTACATTTGTACCACCTATATCAAGTGTAGTCATTGAAACTTCACCTGCTACTGTTAATACTCCATCAGCAAGAGTCATTAAATCTGTATCGTCTGTATGCCCTATTGTTGTACCATTAACTATTACATTATCAACAGTAAGAGTTGTAAGCGTACCAAGACTTGTAATATTTGATTGTGCTGCACCTGTAACTGTTGCTGCAGTTCCTGAAGCGTTTCCTGTTACGTTACCTGTAAGTGCTCCTGCAAAAGCTGTTGCAGTTAGTGTTCCTGAACTTGGATTATAAGTTAAATTACCATCTGACTCTAAACCTAAATTACCACCGTCTACATCACCACCTGCTGTAAATACAACAGCATTTTCTTCGTTTGTACTTTCGTTGTCTGTTATCGTAACTGTAGTTGCAACAGCAGCAGTACCTGTAGTATCTTGGTTAAGTGTACCAATTGTAAAGTCTAGTGTGTTGTCAGCATCTTGATAAGCAACTGTAATTCCTGATTCAGTATTACTTGTTACCATAGCACCCACTGTATCAGATATAGTTTCGGCTAGTGTAACACCACCAATAGTTATAGCATCAGCTTCTAGTGTACCATCAATGTCTGCATCACCTGAAATATCTAAACTAGTAGCATCTACTTCTCCTGCTACAGTTACAACACCACTAGCTACAGTTATTAAATCAGTGTCACTTGTATGTCCAATAGTTGCACCATTAATAATTACATCATCAACTGTTAAAGATGTAAGAGTACCAAGACTTGTTACGTTAGGCTGGGCTGCATCAACAACAAAATCAAGAGTACCATCAGAATCTTGATAAGTTACTGTTACGTTTGTTTCTGTGTTAGAACTAACCATAGCTCCAACAATATCTTGTATTTGTTCAGTGGTTGGTATTTCAGAGGTTATTGCTAACGTTCCTGTTGTAACAGGTAAAGTAGCTGTAACGTTTCCTGAGTATGCACTGTGGGCTGCAGCTTGTAGTCTAGTATAATGAGCATTAGATGATTCACAATAAAAATCTACATAAGACTGTGTACCACCGTTTTTAATTGCTATAGCACCCTGAGATATTGCTACTCCATTTGTAGAGCCACCAGCAACACCTAATGTTCCTGCAACAGTAGCGTTAGTATCTGCTGTTAAAACACCAGTAACATCTAACGTACCTGCAATATCTATGTTAGTATCAAGCATTGAACTAACAATAGAGTCAGCACCAATTACAAAGTCTAATGTATTATCTGAATCATCGTAAGTTACAGATATACCTGTTTCAGTATTAGAACCAACCATAGCTCCTACAGTATCACTAATTGTTTCTGCTAACGTTACACCTGCTATTGTAATTGCATCGGCTTCTAAAGTTCCGTCAATATCTGCATCACCACTAATATCTAAGGTAGCAGCATCAAGTTCTCCGGAGATTGTGATGTTTCGTCCACCAGTAATATCTTTATTTGAATCTGTGATAATAGCTTTACTAGCTATGACAGTTCCGTTAGTTATACCATCTATAAGGTTTATATCGGTTGCACTAGCTGTAACACCATCTAATATGTTTAGTTCTGCTGCAGTCGATGTAATGGCTGTACCATTAAAGTTAATAGCATCTGCATAAAGAGTACCATCAAAGTATCCGTCTTTAAACTCTAAAGAGCTAGTACCTAAATCTATATCGTTATCTGTAACAGGTATGATAGCACCATCGGCTATGTATAACTGTTGTACAGGACTACTAGATACTTGTACATAAAACTCAATGTAGTTATTTGTTGTATCTATTAATACTTTATTGTTTGGAGAAGTTTCTCCTGCATCACCAATAAGACCAATCACTGGACCTTCAGCAGCAGTACCATCATGTGCGTGACCTGATGTGTTGCTAAAAGCATTTAAAATTTGATTGTATTCGTTATTGAATAGTGCAGCAGTTATTGTGTCTCCATCTGAAAACGAACTCTGTCTTATGTACCCTGCCATTTGTTTATCTCCTACCTGAAGGTATAAAATCTATATATAAACCATTTATCTTGTATGGTGGTTTTGTATCCTCTGTAACAACTGTAAAGTTATTACTTGTACCACTTCCTTGTACTGGTATTCTTATCATAGGTGCTGCAGTACCACCAAACACTGTTGAGTTAAACACTGCATCTCCAAAGATTGCAGGTGGATTAACTGTACCAAAAGAAAAATCACTTGTTGGTTGTGGAATATCTTGACTGTTAAAGTCGTATTTAATTTGTAGTGCTGGAGTTACAACTCCTTCGGCTGAACAAGAAACTCTAACGTAGTGTAAAGTTTTTAAAGTTCCTAAGTCTCCGTAGTCATAGTCTGGTGTGGCATATCTAGCAAGTATGTTAGACCCATTAAAATCGTCACCTGAATCGTGTACAAGCACATAGCCATCAGTATCACCGTGAAAATATTTTTCAACACCATCATCATTAAATCCAGCTCCTATGCTGGTTACTTCTATTCCTTTTGTTTCTGACCACTCAAACCCGTTTGGTCTAAGTGTTCCTATAATTCCTTCTTGTTGTGCATTGATAACACTTGTATTTGTATAAAATAATCTATACTGAGACTTTTCTCTAATGACAACACTTGATATTACAAACTTGTCAATGTTTTCTGCTAACTGTGTAATAATAGGTTGGATAGCTTTACTAACTGTACCTAACTCAACGTCTCCAATCCTTGCAGTACCAGCAACCGTTCTTAATCCATCGGGTGCTAAGAATATAAGGTCACCACCAATCTCTTGAATACTGTAACCTGATAGACACCCAATGTTTTTTGCCACTGGAATTACCACTGCTGTACCGTTTATATCTTGTAGCTTGAATATACTGTTTCTACAAAATATAAAAAGTTCATTACGGAAGCTTTTAATTCCTACTATCTGGTCTGATAAGGTTATAGAACCTGAACCAGTACCACTAAAATCTGTAGGGTCTAATAGTTTACTGTAAAATACTGTACTAAGATTATCTTCAACACCTGCAACAATTAAATGTTTATCGTGTATTTCAGAGTGTGTTGCAAACTTTGTACCTGTTACAGTAACTTCGCCACTAAAGTATGTTCTAGTATTGATGTTAGAACCCGTACCTTCCATTCTAAAATGATAAGGTTTGTTAGCTCCATCACAAATAACTAGTAGTCCATAATCGTATGTAGGTCCTTCAAACAATGAAAAGCTAATCTTGCCTTGTCCTGTTCTAGTAAGCGTACTACGACCTGTAAAAGCTGTGTAGTTATCTCCACTAGCATCTACAGAACTTCTACTTATGTTTAACCAACTTGTACCATCTTGACTAAAAAATATTCCTGTCGATGCACAAGCTACAACACCATCTCCATAAGGTATTACCCCATGAATGGTATCAGCACTACCACTTACTAGTGCAGCACTACCAGCTCCTAATCTACTATAACCATTAATACGTCTATAGCCACCTTCGATAGAGACTTCAAAGTTTCTAAGGTCTGTAGCTACACCGGGAGTTTTAAGTAAGTCAATCTGATTAGAAGCTTTGACTAAACCACCGGCACATGCAACTGTATAAGGTTGTGATGTTGCCATAAATTAAAAGTACTTTCTATCGTCTGTCATAGTACGAGGAGTAGGATTAATCAAATTAGATTTCATGCTCCTCAATGCTTTCTTGTAATCATCCATAGCAAACGCTGCTTGTTGTGGAGATTCTTTGAACTGCCATACATAGTATCTTGTTTTAGCAGTTATAACATTCGTGTATTGTTCTGGGAATACAACTGTATCTCCATGAGCTGAAAGCTTTGTAGGCTTTTCAAACGCATAAAAGTGTACGTTATAAACTTTATCAGGGATTGGACTTAAGCCAAACTTCCTGCCATCTGGTGATTTAATAACTCTGCAAGGCTCACCATAAGCCTGTGAATCTGCATCGTCTATGTTTTCGTTGTCTCTGTAATATCTTTTCCAATCAGCTAAGTTTAAAAACTGTAGTCCTCTTGAGACAAAAGGAGCTGATTCACCACTCACGTTAATGGTGGTTAAATAAAAATCATCCCAGTCTATCGAAGCGTAATCGTCTTGAACGCTTGAGCTACTAGCTTTTAACTCGTACCACCTAGTACCAGCTACTGTAGCCACTGTCACGTTTCCATAGAATGGGTCAGTTCCACCACTTTCGCCTACTGCAAAAAATGGTAACTGTGGTTCTTCATTTGCTATATCGAATATAGACTTGTTGATGGCATCCTTAGTAAACTGCTGAAGTCCTACAGCACTTGAAAAGTTTGCAGACGTAAGAGGTATCTCATTGAGTTCTCTTAGTACTTCGTTAGTTAAGTCTAAGTATGTTGTTGCCATTATTTACCTTTAGCTTTTAGTTTTGCTTTTTTGCTTAAATCTTTAAAGTGAAATAGTTTTACACTTGTTTTTGTATGAGTTTTATTAGAATGTAAATCTCCGTTAGGCATTTTGTGAGAGCTGCCTTTGTGTTCAGTTCCATCTCTTTTATAATGTTTTTGACCTGCTGCCATAATAATTAATCTTTGCTTTTTAAGCTTTCGTTATAATCAGTTTTAGTCATGCATTGTTTTTCCATGTCTGCAATACTAGCATATCCACCTTTACCATACATCATACGACCCATACTAGCTTTTTTTCTTTCAGGGTCTGTAGAACCATAAGCTCGTTGTTTTCTTTTCATTCCATACATTTTCATATTAATTCCTTTAAAAGTGGAGGAGTCCGAAAACCCCTCCGTTAGACTGTTTCGTCAATACCGTGACTGTATTATTAACCCGCTTGAGTTGTAGTAATACCGTCTTGAACTTTACACTGACCATTTAGATACCAGTTTGTACCGTCAGACCATACATGAACAAAATCTCCATGTACTGCCTTACTAGCTACAAACGAAATAGTATCTGCATCAGTAACTGTAGCGACTGAACCTGCTGCATCTTCCGGAGAAGATACGTTACCTACAATAATATTAGCACTTGATGCTGTTACTACTGTATGAGTACCTGTTGGTTCTGTTGCTCCAACGTAAAACCAATACTCTAAACCTGCTGCTGGAGTAGGAAGAGTTTGAATTTTCGCTGCTGCTACGTTTAAAACGTAACGTGTGCCTGATTCGGCTGCTGTTATTGTATTCGCTGCGGTGATTGCTTCTGTGTCAGAAGGTTTCTGGACCTTAGTCGCTAACTCACGAACATCATTTGTTCTTGCTGAGTTACGTCCAGTATCTCTTATATTTACAATTGCCATGTTATTTACCTCTTAGTAAAATTATGCGTTAAAAAAAGAGGAGGAGTCCGAAGACTCCCCCAAAGTTGGTATTAATCAATACCGTAGAAAGCACCTACAATTGCTTCGTCTCTTAGTACTTTCGCACCATAGACATGCAATCCTCTAACAATATCACCGAAAGAACTAGGGTCTCTAAGGACCTCAGTTGATGTTATTGATTGAGCAGTAGCTGTAGATGAAATATGTCCAGCCAAACATTTACCGGCAGCATTAGATGTGTCAGCAATGTTGTTTGATTTATACATACTAAATCCACGAAGTTTTCCACTTGATACTAAACCATTTCTGATTGAGCCTTGTCCACCATTGTAGTCTACTGACAACAATTTAGAACTAGATTGTCCTAGAACTTCATAAAAATCAGGACTTGCAACAAACCAACGACCTTCTTCAGGTACGTTCTGTTCGTCTAATAGTCTTGACATTCTACCCATAAGGTCTAGAGGGTCATGTTCGTTAGAATCAAAACCAATGTCTAGGTTACCTGTACCGTCAAAAGTTCCAGCAGCTAAATCAGTAGCATTGTCAGAACCTAAAACGTGGTTAGGTGATGAAGCAGATAATCCAGCAAACATAACAGCTAAGACAGCAGCATCATATGAATCTTTCAATGCATATGCAGCAGAGCTTGAAGCTACTTCTTTGAAGTTAACGTGTGACATTTTGCTCTCAATATCATCTACGATGAATTTAAAAGCTTTAGCACTGTCAACAACCAAAGAAATTTCTTGGTCTGTTAGTTTAGTGGCAGTAGTATCGCTACCTCTTGTGTAATCTGACACAGAGATAACAGGTTCTTTGATAATCTTTACAGAGTCTCCATAAGCAGTGATTTCACCGGCATAGTCGGTGTTAGTAATAGCTTCGATAACAGACGATTTTCTGAAAAAGTTTAAAACCTTTTTAGAGTAAACCGAAGGTAAAAAGAAACTATTAGTTTGTCCACTTACAGAGTTTGCAAAGTTAGCATTAGTATCAGTTGAGGGTTCAAAATATTGAGCCATTTGATATTCTCCTAAGTTTTTAGTTAATAGTTAATTATTTTGCAATCCTGCCTTCTTGCATAGCTGTACTTATTTCAGCTTCGTGCTTATCAAATTCAGCCATAGACATTTTTGCAATTTCCCTTTCAGTCCAAACTTTATCCTGCTTTGGTTCTACACTAGTTGTTTTAGTGGAAACCATGTCAGCAGCAGATTTCTTGGACTGTTTAGAACGTGACTTCTTCGGTGCAACATCCATACCAATATCTTTTTTAAACAAATCTAAAGCTCTTGAAGCTAGATCAGCATCGTCAGCATTGTTGTATACCCAATCTTGGATAGACTTTGGCTGCTCTTTAGCCCAACCATGAAAATCATCGCTATTGCGAATATCTTCAAAATCAGGATGCTTATCCATCAATCGCTTTTCAGCATCTTTACGAATTAGTTCTTGCTCACGAGTTTGTAGTTTTTCTAGCTTCTCTCTTAAGTCTTTAGATTTCTCTTCGGACTGTAAATGAGAAACAGTTTCTACAACCTCATAAACATCAGGATACTCTTCTCTAAACTTTTCAAGTTCTTCTGGAGATTTAGGAGCTATGTAACTAGGTCTGTTTTCAGCAGCCTGTTCTAATAACTCTTGTTCTCTAGACTTAAATTCATTTAACTTAGAGTCATAATGTTTTTTCAAGTCGTCATAGCGTTTCTTGTAGTCTGGTCGCTTGTAAGGTTCGTCTTTTGGAGTCTCCTCTTGAGCTGCCTGTTCTACAGGTTCTTCTATATTAGCTTTTGTTTTTGCTTTGGGCTTTT